ATGACATAGAAGGGTTTTTTACAGACACTGTAATACCTGATGCTGAACTGACAACTAACAATATAGCACAATACTTTCTATTCGCAGGAAGTGATGGACTTATGGATGAAATAATAATGCAACAATGGCAGAAGTAAATATAGGAGGCATAACTTTCAAGGGTGGGAAAATGCTTGCAGTAATACTAGCATTAAGTAGTACTGTTGGTGTTTTGTACGGCGGTTTTGAGATGTTCAAGAAATTTCAAGATATGTCTGCGCAGATTGAGTCTTATGTTGCCCCTGATCTTTCAGAGTTTGATAAAACTATTGCTTTAACTAAAGAAGAAATGTCAAGCAAGACAGAGCTAATACAAACAGAAGTTGAAATGCTAATGCAAGAAATGGAAATGATGATGGCGGAAATTCGCTTAGTGAGTGATGTGGCAAACGAACTCAAAAATGACCTTCGGCAAGATGTAAGAAGAGTAGAAAAAATTGTTAATGATGTAGAACAACAAGTAAAAGAAGACTCTAGAGATAATGCAACAGATTTAAAAATTGCAATAGATACCATGGAAGATGATATGAAAGATTTAAAAGATAAGTTAGAAGAAAAAATGACAGAACTACAAGAGAGTATAGATAAGCAAATAAAAACTACTCTTGCTAACCCTTTATCAGGATTAAAGTAATGAAGATATCAGATAACACAGCGATTAGTATGCCTATGAGAAATCTAATTGGGCTAATTGTAGCCATAGGGGTAGGTATATTTGCCTACAGTGACGTGACTCAAAGGCTGACCCAACTTGAGACTGCAAGACAATTAATGGAAGCGGACTTGTTAAAAAAAGCTGAACAAACGCCCGTAAATCAGGAATTGTACATGTTAATCGAGTTTCTAGCTGGGCAAAATGAAGTTATGGAAAAAGAAGTGCAGTCTATTGAAAGTAATAATATAAATATAGACTTTATAAAAACTCAGTTGGAAAAAATGCAAAATGATGTAGAACAATTAAAAGATAAGGTGCGACAAAATGGCAGTGATTGAAACAGTATTTGCAATGTTGATGATAGTAAATGGATCAACAGATGGTTTTATGAAAACTGATGGTTTGGCACACTGTCTAAAAGTTAAAAGAGAAAGTGAACGCAACTTAGCAGATAACAGATCAAATGTTATTCGTTATGAATGTGGTCAAGTAGTAGCAGAATTAGAACCAGATTCAGAGGGTGTACTTAAAATAAAAAAAATATTAGAACGTAAGTAATGGTAGCAAAATTACCAAATAACCAATACTTTACACCAGTTAAAAAAAGAACTAGTATAGGTAATTCTTCACGTAGTAGGCCGAAGAATAAAAACAAACGACGTCAACACGTTAAATATAGAGGTCAAGGTCATGGGTAAATTGTGTCCAAGAGGTAAAGCGGCAGCAAAAAGAAAATTTAAAGTTTACCCTTCTGCTTATGCTAACATGTACGCAAGCGCTGTGTGTTCTGGAAAAGTAACACCTGGCGGAAAAAAGAAACCAAAGAAAAAAGCTGATGGTGGAATGATAGAATCAAATAAAATTTCACAGGAAAGAAAAAAAGTTTCACAATTTAATAAAGGCGGAATAGCGAGAGGATGCGGAGCAATAAAAGAAAAAAAACGCAAAAAAACAAAATATAGATAATGGCCAAGAAAGGATTAAGAGCATGGGTAAAAGAGAAATGGGTAGATATTGGAGCTCCGAAGAAGAACGGAAAATATCAACCTTGTGGAAGAAAAAAGGGGAGCAAAAGAAAATATCCAAAGTGCGTTCCACTTGCAAAAGCCACACGGATGACAAAGTCGCAAAAGGCGAGTGCTGTCAGCAGAAAGAGAGCTGCCGGTAATCCTGGTGGCAAACCAACTAATGTCGCAACATTTACAAAAAAAAATAAAAAAAGACGTACGTAAATGGTCTGAAGAATTTTTAGAAATACCCAATAAACATTTGGGTGGTTTCCCTGCTTGTCCTTTTGCAAAAAAAACTTGGAAAGACAATAAAGTAATTATTGAAATTAAAAGAAAATTTAAACAATATAAATCAGAATTAAATACACATTTAAAACAATTAGATTTTAGTGTTCATGAAATATTAATATTTTGTGATCCATATTTTAACTATACATTAGATGAGTTTCAAGACATTATAGATGACTATAATGATTGGTATAATAAAAAGGATATATTTTTTATGGGTTTTCATCCCCTCAATCCAGCCAACGAGGAGGAACAAGAATTCTTGGTCACTCCTAATGGGGACACCCCTGTTGTAGAAAGTGATTTGGAATATTCAATGATGCTCATACAAAAGTTCTCGCAATTACAGGAAGCTTCTGATAAACTGCACAGAATTGGTTACTATAAAAAGTGGCCAACCGGATACTATCAAGACGTTGTAGTATCTAGACAAAAAACTTATAAACGAATATTCGGAGGTAAATATGAGAGTTAAAAAAAATGTATCCAAAATGAGAGGCGGCGGAATGGCACCACAAAAAATGAAAGGTGGCGGCAAAGTCATGAAGGGTAAAAAGAAAAAAGTAAAAAAAGGTAAGAAAAAGTCTGTGAAGAAAAAATAGATGCCAACTTATTCTTCAACAGCAAACTTCGATCTGTCTATAGATGATATAGCAGAAGAAGCTTATGAACGATGCGGTTTACAAGTACGTAGTGGATACGACTTAAAAACCGCACGACGTTCTCTTAATCTTATGTTAGCTGAATGGGCTAACAGAGGATTAAATCTTTGGACTATACAATTACAAGAAAAAACTTTACCTCAAAATACAACAAGTTTAACTGGTGCAGATTTATTTGGTTCTGGTGCTAATGCTGCTCAAGAAATAATTGATATTACAGATGTTGTTATAACAGATAGTAGTAATAATGATTACTCTGCAACATCAATTAGTAGATCAACATATTTTAATTATACTGTTAAAACGACCAGCGGAAGACCAAGTCAATACTACTTTGAACGTACGATAAGCCCAAGACTATATCTATATCCTGCAGCTGATACAACGTACACTCTAAAGTACTACGCTCTTCTTCGGATGAAGGATTCGGGCGCTTACACAAATAATAATGAGATTCCTTTTCGTTTTCTTCCATGTTTAACTGCTGGATTAGCTTATTACATAGCTATGAAAAAAGCGCCAGATAGAATTCAATTATTAAAACAAATCTATGAAGATGAATTTCAAAGAGCCGCTGATCAAGATGGTGAAAGAACAAGTTTATTTTTAACTCCTAAAACTTATTTACCTGGAGCTTAAATATGGGTAAATATGCATCTGGTAAGTTTGCAAAAAGAATATCTGATAGATCTGGTATGGCTTTTCCTTACAATGAAATGGTTCAAGAATGGACTGGAGCTTGGGTTCATATAAGTGAGTTTGAACCTAAACAACCTCAACTAGAACCTTTACCAATTGTAACAGATCCTCAATCTTTACAATACCCAAGAGCTCAAATAGCTAATGCAAGAGTTTTTGTTGGTGGTGCGCTAGGTCCTATAAATGCAGGTAGAACTGTAGCTAGACCAGCCACGGGAGATGATGCTCCCTATGATAGCACTGGTTTTGGATTACAAGTAAATGAATTTCAAACACTTGATATGCCAGTTACCAATTTTTATGCAAATGGAGTATCTTATGCCTCTACACAAAAAAGTATGATGCCTTTAAGTGTACAACAACCAAATAAACCTACACAGTTGAATTCTGCCGTAGGTAATGTTACAGTGAGTGCGTCATGACCGATTATTCAGATTTAACAGATAATGTTAGAAATTATACAGAAACAACTACAAATGTTCTTTCCAACGCTGTCATTCAACCTTTTATAGAATCAGTTGAAGATAAAATTAGAAGAACAGTAGATTTAAATTATTATAGAAAATATGACACAGCAACTCTAACAGTTAATAATGCTTTTTTACCACTTCCTGCTGATTGGGAAGCAACGAGATATATTCAATTAATTGACTCTAATGACGATAGAACTTTCTTGATACAGAAAGATATTTCGTTTATGAATGAATACGCACCAGATAGAACATCTGCAGGTGCTGGAACGCCTAAATATTATGCTGACTGGGACCAAGATACACACTATCTAGCGCCAACCCCGAACGCTGCATTAACTGTAGAGCTCGCATACACGTATAAGCCTCCTGGTTTAACAAGTACAA